TCCTTCCAATCAATAAACCCAGTTTTGATTTCATTCCACCAATCACTGAACTCAGAGTAGGTTTCAGATGCCCAAGTACTAACCTTACTGAAGGTATCTTCTTTCCACTCTTTAAATCTAGTTACAGTATCATCCTTCCAATCAATAAACCCAGTTTTAGTTTCGTTCCACCAATCACCTAATTTAGTTTTGGTTTCTGTGTACCAATTAGAAACCTCAGTGCTGGTTTCCTCATACCAGTCCCCAAAACCAGTCTTAGTGTCACTCCACCAGTCTCCGAAACCTTTCTTAGTATCTTCCCACCAATTACCTATATCAGTTATGGTATTATCTTTCCATTCTACAATTGAAGCAATGGTCTCATTCTTCCAACTTACAAAACCGTCTTTAGTGTCTTTCCACCAACTATCAAATTTGGCTTTGGACTCTTCATACCACTCTGTTACATGTTCCCAGAATGATGGGAGCAATCCACCAATTACACCGCCAAGACCAGCACCTAATGCCGCGCCCATTGGACCGCCAACCATGAGTCCTATAAGAGTACCTATTGAAGCACCTACAGTCGCGCCTCGACCCGCATCCGACTCGAACGCTTTCTTTAAGTCTTCCCAGAAGTGACCAACTACAGCGCCTAAGCCACCGCCTATAACTGCACCTATACCTGCTCCTAGTGGTCCCCCTATGGCAAACCCTATTAATGCCCCTAGAGTAGCTCCGAGTGCCGCACCTCTGACGGTACTATTTTCAAACGCCTTTTTTAACTCATCCCAGAAGTGACCTACTATACCACCCGCGGTGCCCCCGAGTATAGCACCCACAGTAGCGCCTATTGGCCCGCCAATCATACCACCTATTATTGCTCCTAGTGTAGAACCTATTCCAACACCTATGCCAGTAGGTGACTTGAAGAACTCTACTAGCTTTTCCCAGAATAGTCCTGCTATTGCGCCAGCAGCCGCACCTATCTTAGCGCCCAGAACCGCCCCAGGTAATCCTCCAAATATACCACCTATTATACCGCCTATGGCCGCTCCTATACCTGCACCGGCTATTGCCTTGGCAAGCTTATCGCGAATGGAGTCAGCAACGCCTTGGGTCCATTCAGTTATCGAAGCACCAACGTCAGGGAACATTTCACTAGCATCAAATGGTGGTATAGCAGGAGTCTCTATGTCTGGTATATCGAATACATCATCTAAATTCTCAGCACCAACGTCAGGGTCGGGAAGTACAAATACCTCGTCAAATGCCATCAAAGCCTGCTTAGCTTTCTTACCAGCTTCTTTGGCCTTATCACCCATTTTCTTAAGCCCTTCGCTAGATAGCTCAAGTTCTTGATTGAACTCATCAGCAATCTTCGTGTTTTCTTCCATCTTAGGTGCGAATATCTTAGATGGGTCTACACCAAATGCCCCAGATACTTTACCCATTAAGTTATCTATAGTACTTCCGAACTTCTTACTAGCCAATGTCATAGCCAATATTCCGCCTACTGCTAACCCAACAAAAGCTGCAAGTGGATTAGTGGCTAGCATCATTGTTAGATACCCTATCGCTTTTCCTAGGTACACTACACCCTGCGCAATTATCTTAACTATCAGCAGTGATTTCAGAGCAGCCGTAAAACCAAGTATTAATTTTATCACAGTGTTTACTATAAACAAGCCGCCAAGCGCTGAAACGAATATTCTAACTGCAGTACTGTTACTTGTTAACATTTGCATTAATACAGCAAGTATTCGCGTAAACATATTAATAAACGGCATAACCGCGTTAAACGTGTTTAGAAATAGCTCAGTGAAAGCGCGTCTGACTGGAGCTAACGATTTATACATAGCTACTATGTTCTGTATAAACATCTGTATATTAGCTGCAAATAATTGTATCCTCTGAACGATTTCCGGTGGAAACATGTTCGCTAACATGTAACCGAAACCGCCCTTCCTTACATCGTCCCTCATTGCCTTTAACCTATTAGATATTCTCTCCATACTAACTCTGAAGTTCTGGTACAAAGGGTCGAAGACATTTTGGCCTATTATCAGAAGGTTTTCTCTAATAGCATTAGCTAAACCTTTTGTAGTTCTCTGCATCGCCGCGGACGCTCCAGCGTATCTTTTATCCATTCCCCTAAGAATAGCTGGAATAGCTATATCAGCAGATACTGGGGCTTTCCCTAAGTTAGTTATTTGTTCGTGTGTCAAACTTAACTCTTCTCTTAGTATTTGATACGCAGGAATTCCTGCGTTCGCTATCCTTATTAGCTCCCTAGCAGTAAGCTTACCCTTGGCTTGTATCTGTCCTAGCGCTGCAGCCATATTTTTATATGACTCAGTCTTACCTGATGCTGCTGCAGCGTCTGCTATACTTCTCATTATCCTTTCCATACTCTGTAGCTTAAACTCATATGCCAATAGTAATCTAGCATTATCAGCAGCCTGCTCGTATGTGTAAGGTGTATCAGCAGCCAAGTCTTGAAGGGTATCATTAAATCTTTTAGCTTTATCGGCTTCCCCTATAAGTCCCGTAAAAGCTACTCTAGACTCTTCCACAGCTTGGGAGAAATTGTACAGTTCTTTAGCAGCGTCTTGTATAGCGTGAACAGTCCTATAGAATGCTTGAGAGATTATAATTCCCTGTGTGATTCTCCTTACACTTTTGTAGCCTTTATCAGCTGCGTTTCCGAGTATCTTAAAACTATTACTAACACTTGCGGCGCTTTTAGAAGTGGTCTTAAAATCCCTTGCTATTTGTTTGGAAAACCTAGTAGAGGCAGCAGATGCAGCCTTTAAACCTTTACTAAATTGTGAAATATCTATTCCTAACTTAGCTGTTAAATTGGCGAAAAATCCCATTAGCTACACCTCCTACCATCCAGGAATTTGATCAATATATCCAAACTGTGGCTTAGCCTTATTGTCATTGGAACCATACAGCATTTGCTTATATTCTATAGCAGCATCTGATAATGCCCTAAATTTTCTTGGTGTTGTATTCCAGAACTGTTCCTCAGTCATTCTTAGTTCTACAGTCCCGAAGAATAACATAAAAGGCCAATCCCAACCATCATCTTCTGTTGTTTGCTGTGCGGATTGACCTTGTTTATTCCCGGGACTTCTTATTAGTTTGGGTTAACCAGCTCATCCTGTGGCAAATCCCCCATCATTGCTTTATTCATTTTTTCTGCTATGTCTTCTAAGTCTGATAAATCTATTTGGCTACCTACATAGTGCTCAGATAGATTTTCATCCTCATGTATAAGACCTGCCCATAATACAAACCTAATAGCTGCTATACTGCCAGACTTCAATATTTCCATAGCCTTATCAATAGTTCCATACTTTTCTTCAATTAGTGCGAAAGAGTTTAGGGTATATCTAAGCTTTCTTTCAACACCGTCGCCAATATCAACTACAACTGGCGCTTTTCTTACTTTTTCTATATTAGCCATTATCTACACCTCCATATTATACAGTACTAGGCATTTGAACATCCTCGAACCATGTTTTCATCAATGATTCATCAGCATCTTCATGATCAGCATCAATTTCATACTTCCAAGGTTGAATCTCTTTGTCACCGATTTTGTACTTCTTCTCAATCTTAACAAATTGACCTACAATAGTCTCGGCTTGGAAGTTGATGCTGTCACCCTTTGTCTCACTATTGTCTTCTGGCTCTAAGAACTTTCCTTTGTACAACCATACGTATCTGTATTTACCATTGGACTTAAGTGTCCTATAGCCTATGGCTACCCATGGTGGTGTATCATTAGCACCATATATAATAGCACCCTTGCTATCTATTGTATGTCCCAAGAGGTCTGCCTTCTGTTCTGTAGTAAGCTCATTTTTTTGTATCTCTACCTCTATATTGCCTAGAGTTGTAGCTGACTCTCCTGGACCATCATCATAGAAAATAGTTTCTTGTGATACGTTAGGGTTTATATTCAGGCTCATAACACCAGGTGCTGTTTTAACTGCACTATATGTTGGATCAGCAGTACCATCGTCCGCCGTCAATATAGCATAAACAAGATTGTCACAACCTATTCTAGTTGCCATTATATCACTCCTCCTTTATGGTTTATTATACTTACTCTTTTATATCATCAGCGATTAAGGTATGCTGAACGAACCTAACAGCCGTGTTAGTAGCAGTAACTTCATAGAGACCTACAAAGTTGCCAACCTCTACGTCCGAAATGTCGCCGCCCGACACATACGTAGAAATGCCGGTAATAAGAGTTCCAACATTCGGGGTAGGAAGAGACGTTTCGGAAACCTTAACAGCGAAGTGGTTACCAAAACCAGCAGAGCCCGTGATAGTTGCTGAGGTAGAACCGACTTCAATACCTGGCCCCCAGGAAACTGAAATGGTGGGAGCCGGCGTTGCAGTGCTATTAGGGTACTTGACATCCTCGAACCAAGTAGCCATTAATGAGCTATCTGCTTCCTCATACTCTTCATCTATCTCATACTTCCAAGGTTGTATTTCCTTAGCTCCTATTTTATACTTCTTCTCAATCTTAACAAATCGTCCTACAATAGTCTCAGCCTGGAAGTTGATACTATCGCCCTTAGTCTCACTGTTGTCTTCTGGTTCTAAGAACTTTCCTTTGTACAGCCAAACGTATCTGTACTTACCATTGGACTTAAGTGTTCTATACCCTATAGCTACCCATGGTGGCGTATCACTAGCGCCATATATAATAGCACCATTGCTATCTATTGTATGACCTAGGAGGTCTGCCTTCTGTTCTGTAGTAAGCTCATTCTTTTGTATCTCTACCTCTATGTTACCTAGAGTAGTAGCTGATTCTCCTGGTCCATCATCATAGAAAATAGTTTCTTGGGATGCATTAGGGTTTATATTCAAACTCATAACACCAGGTGCTTTTTTAACCTCGCCATATGTTGGGTCAGTCGTTCCATCGTCAGCTGTTAGCAATGCATATACTAGATTATCACAACCTATTCTAGTTGCCATTATATCGCTCCTCCTTAATCTCTTTCAGTGGTTATACCTATATTAAACCCGTAGGTAGTCCTCCCTGCATCATCGACATTAATTTTAAAAGGAAATTGTCTGGGGTATATTTGACACCACCTACCATTTGACAGTGTTTTATATCTATCTACGGGACTCAACTCATTAAATATCTTAATACATTGGGTTTTCGCTCTACTAGCACTTTTGTCTCTAACAGTTAACTGTAGTGACCTATGTGTGAATGTATCTTGGAACGGCAGTGGTGAGCCAGGATACTCATGAACTACAAACACATTGTCTGGTGCTTCAGGTGTGAAGTCCCTAAATGAATCAGTACCATCACCAACCACCAAATCCTGTGATGCTAGATGTTCAATTATATCAAGAAGTAAATCACTCATTATTCTCACTCTCCAATGCTGGGCCAACATGTTTTATAATAGTTCTTGGGAACTTCTCATCTACATAGGCTCTTATTGGGTCTTCCAGGAACTTTGCTTTACCTATTGGATGTACCGCATCCAGATCCTCATGTACTATTACTGCATAGTCCATAACAGGCACTCCTGTTTTTGGGTTTATTGCAGAACCTCCATACCCCAGAGTAGCCTCAAATCCATAGTCCTTTGCATGTGTTATATCATAGAACGCACTATTAGCAAGTGTCTCAGTATCTCTAGGCACTTGTCTGAGGCTCTCCTCCATTATGTCTTCGCAAGCTTCCTCGGTTGCCCAGTAGGTAGACTTTGCTACTTTACTTATAGCTGCTTCGCATTTCTTATGAAATTTTTCAAAGTTTACATCCATAGTAACTCTCATTACAGATACACCACCACTATATCTACTTTACCTGTGTTACCGTCGTAATACGGCCCCAGCGCTTTGATATTGTAATCGATACCATTAAATATTATTACATCAGTAACCTTAATGGAGGTATCACCTTCAAAATACAACTGTAGATTTGACACAATATCGTTACCATGCACATCTCTTACCAGAGTAACTTTACCTTGCGGGTAACATTTGGTCACTATTGGCTCATCAAACAAAGGGTCGCCGGCGCCATCTCTACACAAGAAGGGTTTAATTGTGACCGGTACTGATAACCACTTCTTTAATGATTTAAACATTGTTGTGCATCCCCTTCCTAAATACCTTTTTGTAGCTATATTTAGGAACTGATACACTAGAAATACTACATAACTGCTTATAGTACGCAGCCTTATCAGCGTAGTACTGTTGTCTGGAAGTAGGGTCCTCTGATTGCGGGCCTAGCGACCTCTTTATATCCCTTGCAAACTTATCTGATATTCTTTGGTAAAGGTTATAGAGTCTCAGGTTATGATCATCGAAAGTATTTAGGATATAATTTATTTCAGCGTCTAGTAGTAACTTATCATTTTCATCTGTATCACCTATGATAAACCTATATTTATCTAATTCACTCCTAGCAGGGTCGCGTGAGTAGTTCCAAGTCATATTAATCACCTACTCCTTAATAACTACTTTAGCTTTAGCTTTCTTCGGCTCCACAGTTTTAGTTTCTGGCTCCTTAGATAATTCAGGCTCTGTACCTTTAGACTTAATAAACTTTGGGAGAATGTCTACATTCGACCTAGCCTTGATATAGGCCGCTACAGTCTGCAAATTATCCTTGGTCACCACTATTATTTTGCCCTCATTGACTTTGGACTTAAATCGTTTTATCGCAGTAGGGTCTTCAATTATAGACCCTACGCCATAAAACTTGCCCATTGACTTGAAAGGCTTTTTAACTACATACATCATTAAGCGATGTCCTTAAAGAATACTCCCAGGTCTTGCGCTATAACTTTAGGGTCGAATGCAACTTCTCCCTCTATTCTTTCAGTTCCTAATCCTAAGATATCCATTGGTAATCTTACGATTCTGCTACCATAAGCACTTGCTCCCATTAGCCCGGTCCAAGTAAATATATACCCAGCTGATGGTTGCTTAATAGCAGGTCTTGGGTTAACATAGCATAATAAAGCGTGGTCGCCCATTATGAAGTCGATGTTATCTGTTTCACCTTGAGTTGCTGTATTAACTACTCCCCATGCAGTGTAAACATTGTCTACCTCGAAAAGTGTAGCTAATAAATCATTAGTTACGATACCTTTTTGAGTGTATTTGATTCTATCTAATATGTCTTCGTGGTTCTTTAGAGCGTAAAATACTCTTGGAGATAACACTAATGTATTAGGTCTAAAACCTGTTTTTGAAGCCATATCTATGGATTGGTTAGTGATAACCCTGATTGGATCGGACATTGGGTCGCTAAACTTAAGTGCTTGGTTATTAGCTGGGTTAGCATCTACTCCTGTAATCTCAGTAGTCCAAACACTTGGTTTGAAGAACTTTCTAGCCCATTCCATCTCTCTTCTAATTAACATTTTCTGAGTAACAAAGTCTGTAGCGTCCCTGTCAGCATCTAGCGGCTGGTCATAGTTTGCTCTGTCTTGCTCTGTTACGTCCTTATGGAACGCATGAACTTTACAGTANTATGGGTCCGCCGCTTCAACACCGTAGTCTCCACCAACGGATTCAGAAGCNCCNGCNCTTACTCTAGCCTCATCTCTGAAGAAGTCTCCTTTATTGTATATAAAATATACGTCTGACTGTTTCTTTACAGGTATTCTTGGGAACACCTTATCCGCTATAAATGATTTCTCATCTTGCATGTACGCAACGGATATATTTGTTAACGCTCTATCAATGTGAGCATCTTGCTTTTTAGGCATTTGTCAACACTCTCCTTTCCTATTAGTCTAATGCTATCACTACTTGCACCATGAATACTGGCAAGTTAGCATTAGCGCCGTTTGTAACGTTTAGTAATAGCACATCTCCAGCTGCTACAGTAGCATCCTCAGCTAGTGTTCCAGCTTCAGCAACACCTGCGGCAGGGAATGCATTCGCATCATCAAATGTTACAGTTGCTTTGCTTGTAGTTCCAACTTTAAGTACAAATGCAGAAGTATTATCTGCATCAATACCAACTGCAGAGCCGGTAGAAATTATAGCTACACTAATAATTTCACCATCAGCTGCTACATATCCTATAGGAGTATCAGCCAAATCTGCGCCAGCATCTAAATCAGCTGCAGTGTAGACAAAAGTTTGAACGAGCGGAGCGTCAGCACCGTCAGCACCGTCAGCACCGTCAGCATTGGAAACGCTCATGAGTTTAACAGTTACAAGCTGACCTGCCCCAGTAGCACCTGTAATAGCTACACCAACACCAATGCCTGTGGTCTTTGCAACTGCTTTACCGTTAGCGCCAACTTCCACGTCAGCCCCCGCAGTAATAGCTGCACCAGCTTCAACCATAACTATTCCATCTGCAATTTCTAGAACCTCATCATACGCAGCTTGATTCATAGACACGCCAATGGCCGAACCAGCCGTAGTGGCAATAACGCCTTCACCTGAAGAATTTACGGAAATAAAGCGCCGTCTTGCAATATCTTCACCTGCCGGCAAACTAAACCTTAAGTTTGGAATTTCATACGCACTGTTCATTAGTTAGCACCTCCACTCAAATATTCTTTGTATAACTCAGGGTTCTCATTGATAACTACACTAATAGCTTTTTCCTTGGTTATACTATCTCTCTTGGCAATTTCGTCAGCTTTCTTTTCTATCTTTGACCATGCGTCTGTAGAACCAGTTCCGCCCTTGCCTTTTCCAACTTCTTCGAAGATTTCGCTTTCTTCTAAAACTTTAGCCGCTGATTTAAGTATTTCATATACATCATCAGAAATATCTTTAACCACCTGTACCAGTTTGTCTTCTTCAACTGGAAGTGCTTTAAGAGCTTTAGCTTTCTCAATAGCTTCCTCTTCTTCTTTCTGCTCATTTAATTGCTTAGCTACTTGCTCAGCAGCTTCCTTTTGAGATTGTAGGGATTTGAATACCTTTTGAACCGCTGGGTCTAAACTCTTAAGAACTTCTTCAAAGTTATCCTCTTCCGCAGGTTCCTTGGATTTATTCACTTCTTCCTTAACTTTCTCAAGCTCTGTCTTTGTTGCAATTAATTCTTCCTTAGTATCAGAAAGCTCTTTAGCAACTTCTTCTGGTACTTCTGTCCTAGCCTTAGCTATTTCAGCTTGAATTACTTCAGCATGCTCAGGCTTAAGTTTTGAGATAATTTCATTAAAATCCATACCTGTTTCCATCTCCTTTCTTTTATATAGTTTTATGAAGGCTGCTGAGTTAGCCCCCTCATCAACTAAATCTACTCTATCAACCACCAGGTCCATAAGAAGGTTTGGCACAATTAACACCCCCTTGATTATATTATACGCTGTCCAACAGCGGGTTATTACGCTTTAGATTAAACTTTTAATCTTTTAGCCTTGCCTTGAATTGAAAACATCTTATACTTACCGTCCACAACCTTTTTGAACACATCGTCATCATGTATCTTAACGGTTATGAACCAGCCTTCTGGTACGGTACCTTCAGGTATACCCATTGCTTCCATCTTCTGTTTAGTAAATACAATGGACTCTACTACAGTACCTTTTGATTTACCTTTATGCATCTCACCGCTCTCACGGTACTCTAGCATAAAATCAATAGCCGCCTTTTCTAACACCTCGGCAGTTACTACATCACCATCCCAATCCAATGGGAATGAACCATCGGCGTTCTTTGCTATATTGGCCCAGCCACTCACAAGCTTCTCAAACTCATTGGACTTACAAACTTCCGCACTTATATTTATGGGCTGTTCAATATACAATGATTCCTCATGTCTTACATAGGTACCGTCATCCAGATACACTGACTCACTATTTGTTATACTAGTGTTTTCATATCCGTACCCATCATCATTGATGTAGGTAGTATTTCTATTAACAGATTCTGTTGTCTTACTGGCCATTAGGCTCCCCCCTTACATATAATCTAACTCATTCTGCTCGAAGTCATTATCTACAGTGTCGTCATCGTTGAAGTCTTCTGCTTCCTTCTTAACTTGGTCCTTATAAACTTCATTGAATACATCCTCTGACATCTGTGGCAGACTTGATATCTTCCTCAAGTGGTTCATCAGTTCCATATCACCTGATATATCTAATCCCATTGAACGAAGTAATAATGCAATCTCCTTCAGACTTGGAGACTCAATGTTTCCAGGCACTATCTTCGGGTAATCAGTTATATCTTCGAAATTATTGTAATGCATCAACTTGGGCACTGCGTATTTATTGAATATATCCGCTATATTCTGTATTTGAGCATTAAGTGCAGTAGCTAATAATGATTGCTTAGTTTCAGCCATCGCGAATGAACCCGTCTTCTCACCACCAAGTAGCACCAAATCTGATAGCATAGTAATCGCGATTCTATAATCATATCTATTAATAATCGCGTTCGTATCGAACTGTCTAGCTGAGCCTGAGGATAATAACTTGAACTCCCAACCATGTGGAAGCAATACACCTTCTTCACTGTCTCGTCTAACATTTCGTATTAGCTCTTCTGCGTTCTGTCTAAGCTTTACGAGCCTTGCATCTTCATCATTCCAAAGGTCTAGTCCCTCTGGTGCGTTTAATACTGGGAAGCCCGCTAAGTCTCTCTCAATACCTATTCCCTCTATCTCTTCAATATGTTTCTTGAAGTACCAGGGTCTATACGCATTCCTCAATAGTGATTTACCTTCTGGATTATCCCTAATAACCCTAGTCCTAAACAGTAAACCCTTGGATAGTGGTATAACTGCTATCTTACCGGATGTAGGAATATCCTGCACAAAGGCTTTTATATCACCTTCATCATCGAACATCCACCCATATAAAGTATCTTGTGACCTGATAGGCATTCTTCTCCATCCTATCTTACCATCCTTGTGCTTACTCTTGAATTTGCTATTTTTCTCATGTGGTCCGCGTCTAACCTTGTATACTATTTCATGGAAACTGAACCCATATGTCAGCATAGATAATATCTCTGATATTGTATCTGCCCAGGACATATCCATATCATGCATACAGCTATACAGGAACTCCGCTGCTTCTATATCTACAGGGTTGTCTGATGCCGCCTTCGTTGACCATTCGGCGTTGCGTATCAGCATCTCAGCCAGGTACAATATAGCACCTACAACAGGGTCATTATCCGCCATCTCTTGAAATATATTACCAGCTCTAGGCCATCTCAGGTTAGGTAGAAATTCCTCATACACATACCCGCCGTGCCTGTGGAGACCTGTTGAGCCCAGCTGTTTATAATTAACTCTTTCCAAAATCATCCACCTCCTATCTATTCATTCTACTCCAGTACGAACCCCCTGACTTCTTAAGGCTAGTAGGTCCTACGTACAGCACCTTATTTCTGAAATACGTAAACGCCCCAGAGAAACCGTCTATAGTGTCATCGTTACTACCGTACGGGAACACATCAGCCTCATCAAAGAACGCTGTCATGTTCCTACACCTGGCAGACATAAAGACTCTTCCTCCCTGTGCCGCCGATGATGCAGGCTCTGCTCTCTCTACCTTAGAACCTGTGGATAATACTCCTTGGAAATCATATCCTTGTAGTACATTTCTCGCATAGTGGTCTATGGTTATAGCACCAGATGAACCAGGCTCTTGCTCCATCCTTATAGCGCAGTCGTACCCATCATTAATTGCTGTCTCAGCGATAATCTTCTCAACATCATGAGGTGTCTTCTGAACCCTTATTATGTCTTCTATCCAGTACAGTCCCTGGTGATGTGCTAACTTGAACCCGACAGTATAATCGGGGTCTCTTCTTCTACGACCCTTACCCCTACGCTTTGTGGGGTCTGTAGAAGCCATATCCCAGAACCTAACCCTCTTAGCCATGTCTGGTATGTCGTTGGCGGGTACTATAGTAAACCAATCCCTTGAGAACATGTCACCTTTTTCACGCACTTCCCAGTTACCGTTTAAGAGTTGTTCTCTAGTTACCGGGTCTAGTTCTGCAAGCGACTCTTTATATTCTTCAGCATCAAGGAACGGGTTATCTTCCAATCCTGCGCCTATGAATATCCTTCCAGCCTCTTCTCCTTCTACGAAGAATCTCTGATAGTAGAACTCGCCATACTCGCCTCCCGGGTTCGCAGTAGCTCTGAACCTCAGCGGTACTTTCAATGTTTTAGGTTTTCTAAGACGTGAGAACAGATACCTGTAGTTATTCGGTGTGATGTGGGTTGTTTCGTCAAAACCAATGTACTGGAACTCAGCGCCCTGGTTCCTCAGTAACGATAGCAGTCATTATCGGACTCTAGATACCCGAACGCCAATGTGGCACCAGAAGGAAATGTGTACTTCTTTTCCTTCTCTGACCACTTGACTTCTCCAGACTCTACAAACGGCATTAACCATTCTTTCGACATAGAAATCAAAGCACCTGGTAATGATAAGTCAGCGTACGTTTTTCTAAACAGTATAGCTGAATATCCTGGTATATCAACGAATTGTAACGCAGCCATCAGCTGAGCGACACTTTTCCCACCTCCTGCACTTCCACCATAAAGGATTTCCTTCACATCATTCATCAATAGGAATGCCCTTTGTTTTGGAGTAGGCTCATATGGTATATACTTAGTCAACCTAGGTGTTAATGCTTTCTGTAGAGCCATTACATCTACATTTGATAAATCTATATTACCTGCTATCGTCATCAAATCACCCCCTCAGAATGCTCAATTATTCTACGAAGTTTTTCTTCATCGTAGTATTCCCTGCTTGTATACCACTCAACCAATTCATTAGCCCACTTTGAACTATTGCAACTAGCGCATGCTGGTACTATATTGTTGATATTGTTTGTACCGCCTCTGGATAGCGGAACTATATGGTCCCTGGTAAGATTATGCGTTTCACCACAATAGGCACACTTGTATTCAAACTTCTTTAACACTGCGTACCATTGCTCCGTAGTATGACTACCTTCAGCCACACGTCTGTTATGTGCCGATGTTAAACAGCTTTCTAAGTACTTATCTGGATTATTTATCGCCCACTGTCGTGCTATTTCTGATTTCCTTTTACTATAGGCTTTATCTGTTCTAGTCCTATTTTTACAATACTCATTAGACGCTGCTCTCTCACACTCTTTGCAGTATCCCTCAGGAATGCCTTTAGAATTGAACTTCTTAAAATCCTTAAATGCCTTCACCTTACCACATTTTTTACACTTCTTAATACCTTTAGATAAACAATTAAAGCAAGTATTAGAGTTATGGCTAGGTAGTCTTGTACGTTCATCGCATACCTGACACACGCCATAGGTACCTCTACCATAATTATTCCTCAATTGCCTCGCCTCCCTGCAGTATCCCGGGGGCTAGGTTGTCTGCTTCGTACAGCATATCTAGTAACTTCTGGAGCTTCTCTATTGCTTCATTAAGTTCTGTAGTATCTACCTTAACTACAACCTTTGGATATTCTTTTTTAGCCAACTATCAATCCTCTCCTTTCTATCATCGCTATAGAACTTCTGCTTCACATACCATTCTTCGAAATCAGAATCGGATTTAGAACTGTTACACCGAACACAACTTGGCACTATATTTTCCCTCACTGTCTTGCCACCCTTACTCACCGGAACTATATGGTCCTTGGTAAGCATATTGTTCCTGGACTGAGGTCTTCCACAGTATGAACACTCGCCTCTGAAGTACAACACCGCATCTTTCCAATCCTCGAAGGAATACCCGTCCTCCTCGCCGGTGCGGTGCTTTGTATTGTTCAGGAACTTAACCACGCGCTTCTTGCTGATCTTCCTACCGATGTTGTAACACTCCTTGCAATCGGCTCTGTACCGTGTCGACCCATCTTTGAACTTACCATTCTTAGGGAACTCAGCCAGTCTCTTTTCCAGCCCACATACATTGCATACTTTCGTCATTCTTTAACCACAACTTCTGTGGTCTGCTTCACCCCAACAGTCTTGAACACGTTGGCTTTAACCAATATATCCAGAATCTCTCCAAGATCCTCAGTCTTTGTAGGGCTCTCCTTTAAGTTAGGATTATCATCCGCAAGCTCAAGTCGTATCACGTCAGGGTTGTTCAATCTAGCTTTCCTCTCTAACTCTGCGGATAGTTGAAGTAGTCCCTTGATATCCTTAGGCTTCAGCTCATATGGGTCAATAGTATTTATCGCAGTAGCCAGCTTCTCATTCAAGGCAGTGGCCATATCAATATGCTTTTTGTTCATATCCAATATCTCTTGCTGTCGTTGCTTCAATGTCAGGTCATCTACATACTTGGCCCATGCTTGAAGTCTTACAGGGAAATCCCATCTAGCCCCTATCTTCTTAACTACACCAATTGTAGTTCCTAGCTCTTCGGCTACCTGGCGATAGGAAGGGCGCTTACTAGGGTAAATATCTCTATAGGCTAACCATACCTGCCACTCCCTATCTGTTTCAGCCGGTTGCCTTTCCCATAGCTCAAGCTCTGCCTCCTTGGCTACATCAATCCAATTAAAGTTATGATGTCTGTAGTATGATACTCGGTTGTTTTCGGCCTTAACACAATCCTCACATAGATGCGGATTAGTTTTGTGTGGGGTCTTCTCCTGCCCGCATCTACTGCATATGATCATCATCTGCTCACCCCCCAATTATATTATACGCGGCTGAGAACTACAATAGCACAATTAATGTAAAGGTATATTCACGGACTCGTAAAATCGGCCCTTAAATAAGGCCCTTATAAAACCCTGGGGCGCCTCATCACGGACTTGTAATGGCCCTTATATACATGTACGCACGTTATATATTTATAAACCCGTAATTTCTGGACTAATAGTTCCCGGATTCCATAAATCCAGTGCCACCGCCCTAAGAACCGGCTGAAAGTGTCAGAATATTCTGGCAATTTCTGGACTATTCAGAATATTTTAATTATTCAGAATATTCAGAATATTTTAATTATTCAGAATATTTTAATTATTCATAATATTTTAATTATTCAGAATATTTTAATTATTCAGAATATTCAGAGTATTAAAACTTTAATAATTTTTAAAATAGCTATTTACTTTTTTATAAATATATGATATAATATAATTAATAAATAAATTAAATATTTATTAAATTTTGAACCTTGACAATTTAATAACAATCTAGTCTAATCGTCTAACTTTTAGAACAATTCTAAATATTCTGACAATTCAAACAACTTAGTAAAACTGCATAAAAGCAAATTAAAAATTGGAGGTATGTAAAATGTTAAAGAATATTGAGAAAGTTGCTAAAAGTTATGAAAATGTTGAGGAGGTTAAAAACGCTATAAGGTCGCTTCAGTCAAGAAAGTCCAGACTTAAAAAACAAAAAAGCCGCAAAGATTATGAAGAGCTTATGACTGAAATCTTGCAGCAAGAACAACTGTTAAAAGAAGTCCGAGACTACTTCGAACCAAAAACAATCCCAGTCCCAGAAATGACCCAAAAAGATATTGAGCTTCTAAATTACGAAGAGACCCTAAGAGCTATAAAGTCAATCCAGTCTAAAAAGTGTAACGTCCAACATGCGACCGAAAACATAAACGACAATAAAGAATACCAAAAAGCTTGTCAAATAGAAAGCTGGTTGCTAGAGCATAAAAAGAATATTAAACCAATAGAAGAAACAGTCGTTAGAAAGTCAGATATAAACGACCTGATAGACCACCTACAAAAACAAGAAGAAAAAATCTCAACAGAATACGTAATAAGCCTGCTAGAAGAATTAAAGAATAGGTAAGAAAAAATTCTAAAAGTTAGCTACGATTAGACTAGGCAAAGTTCAAATAAACTTACTGGGGGATAAAACCCCCGGCCCCTGCGGGGGTAAAGAGGAATAGCCCATAGCCTCTCAAAACAATGCAACGCTAGGGGGAGAAGGAGGCTGAATTGTCAGAATATTCAGAAGATTCATTAATCTACAGTTGCTAGTGCAGCTTCAGTCAACTAAAGCGCAGCTGCGCAAATATTCAGAATTGTCTGAATATTCGCACTATTCAGAACATTTAGTAAGCAGCTTCAGTCGGCCAATACAACGCTGCGCAACATAAAAGCAACCAACCATAGTTTGATTGGGCTGAGCTGCGTTAAAAGCAAAATTAAAACAGACGTAATATAACGTCTGTTTTAGCGTTGGATGTCACAGTCGGCCATGTCTTGCGAGTCGTCTTCATTTGATTGTTCAATGTACTCATCTAATGCTTTCTGTAGGCCACTGATGGGTCCCGCGTAACTAAATATCATCGTTTTCATTTTTTCATCAACCTCACTTTCTAATTATATTATATCATATATTTATGTAGACGGCTTAAGCAATTTAATTATCTGAATCGTGTTGTATCAGTCGCAGTCAGCC